CAAGTGGGATAAAAGGAAAATTAATATAGTCTATTGTAAAGGAGGCAACAAAGGAAAATCTTCTTTGGTGGGATATATGAGAGCACACAAGTTGGGCAGAGCACTTCCTCCTGTGAATGATTTTAAAGACTTATTAAGAATGGTTTGTGATTTACCTACAAGTAAGTTATATTTATTTGATATGCCTCGTGCGATGAATAAAGATAAGATGTATCAGTTTTATAGTGCCGTAGAAACTATTAAAGACGGATATGCTTACGATGATAGATATTCCTTTAAAGAAAAGGTTTTTGATTGTCCTAATATTTGGATATTCTGTAATGTTTTACCTAGTTTAGAGATGTTGAGTCTAGACAGGTGGAAAATATGGGATATAGATGATTCGTTCAATTTAGTAGAATTAAAATCTCAGGGTATATTATAATGCCGAGAAAATCCGCACCCCCTTCTAAACGCTTCGCAAAGAGCGTAAAAGCAATCGTTCAACAAGAACTCAAAGAGGAGATAGAAGAAAAGCAATCGCTTATCTCTTACGATAATAATACACTTAACGCGAATATCCCATCAGGTAATGTTCAATCAAGTTTTAACTATATGAGATTATTGGGACCTATTTCCCAAGTATCATTTGCTCAAACTGCGCAAGACCAAGGTGGTTATAATATTCGTATTGGTGATGAAGTCATGCTAAAACATGTAGACATAAAAGGTTTTGTATCTATGAATGACTTAACTCTCGCACAGCAACAAAATTGTCGTGTTGGAGTCCGTGTTATGATACTTAAACAACGGGACGAAAATACAGATACTGGATTCGTAAGCAATTCCCATGCTGATAAATTATTAATGAATGGTGAATTAGGTATTCCTGGACCCAGTTCTTTTACTGGACGACCTCTTAATAGTATTCAAGATATTAATAGGGACTTGTATGCGGTTAGATATGATAAGACTTTTTATTTAGCGCAGTCTCTAGATGCTGATGGACAGGCAACAAATAATTTTGGACCTGTTAAACCTACATTAAAGTTCTTCCAACATAAACTTACTTTTGGAAAACGAGGACTGAAACTTAAATATACAGACGGAAATAGTGAAACACCCAATAACTTTCCATATGTTATGGTTGTAGGATACACTAATTTAGTAGATAATGCTGTTGCTGGAAATGGTCAAGTTAATATTACCATGAATAGCGTAGCAACATATACTGATTCTTAGATAAAGAATAAACCTCAATATAATAAATTACATACTCTATTATATTTAGGAAAAAGGTGGGCGCCGAAGGTAGATGCGCATGAGGGGTCGGGACGAGTCTCACTCTCACCCGTTAGGAGTGAGAGGAGGACACGACTCATCATGTGTATCGTAGATGCGCAAAGGAAAGGTGGGATGCTGGACACTTCTTAATTGTTCCAGTTGTTCCAGGAGGTTAATAGATATATATAGTATTTAGCATTTTTAGGTTATTCCAGCGTAGCGCCTAAAAAATGCGTTTTAACCGCAGGTATTATTATATATGGTAATAGTATAATGAGTAAAATATGCTGTTGTTATGATTTTAGGTGGAGTGCCGACGGCATAACGCCTCAACAGATTATTTCATGGTTAAAGGGAATAGCAAAACGCTTTGTATTCCAAAGGGAAGTAGGGGACGGAGGATACAATCACTATCAAGGAAGATTGTCGTTAGTGAAGAAGAGAAGAAAGCACGAAGCACTAAGGTTATTTGAGAATCCTCCAAACTATTTTGAACCTACAACTAATACAGAATATCAAAGTGGAGATGCCTTTTATGCTACAAAAGTGGATACACGAGTAGAAGGACCCTGGAAGGATGACGACGAGGAAGTGTATATTCCGCGACAAGTAAGGGAGATGGATGGTCTTAGACCATTTCAGCAACACATAGTGAATGATGTAGACAAGTGGGATAAAAGGAAAATTAATATAGTCTATTGTAAAGGAGGCAACAAAGGAAAATCTTCTTTGGTGGGATATATGAGAGCACACAAGTTGGGCAG